TTATACGGATTTTTTTACATCTTGTGGATCCTGTGAAGGAGCTACAAGATCTTCCTGTTCATGAACGCCATAGATTGACAAAATCTCTTTGCGAGCTTCTGAGGGTAATGTATGTAGCACCAAAGCTGTTTGTAGCGTTTGGCGATCAATGCCCAACATTGCCAATAGGGTATCAGCAGATATAGGGGGGCGTTCATGCATTAACCCGGAAAGCCCGTATTTAGCCATATTCAGCTCTATTTCCCGGACTTCATTTTCTCCTAATTTATTGATTAATATGGAGAACATCTTCAATGTATCAGCATTCATTTCTTCGATAGACGTTCCCTGCATAGCTGGTATTACCGGGAGATACTCAACCCCAGGCCCACGACGCCCTTCTTGCGAACGCTTAGGCCATCCTTCTTTCTTCGCTCGTTTGTGCACGCCTTGTATTGTTCCTGGCATTCCGTCCAGTTCAGTAATTTGTTTGGGCGTCATCCACTGGTTTATCTCTCTTGAACTTTTCATAAACTAAGTTTACCAAAATTATATGTATATAAATCAAAGTGTTACAAAATAAATCACACCAACTCATATAAACTAGTTGAGTTTATTTGGTTTATGTGACAATGTATAAAACAGATAATCAAGACAGATTATCTGTTTTGATAACCCTTTATCATACGCAATATGGTTGATGTGTGAAAGATGAGTAACGATTGGCATCGGGCTGACGTGATTGCGGCCCTCAAAAAAACAGGAATCCCTCTGGCAAAACTGTCCAGACGTTCAGGTTATTCAACCGGGACACTCGCAAATGCATTAGTCAGGCCATGGCCCAAAGGTGAACGTATCATTGCTGATGCCTTAAACATGAAACCTGAAGAAATTTGGCCTAGTAGATATCTAAGGGATCACAATGAGAGAGTGGATATCAGCAATTGAGTGTGCGGGTTTATCTGGTTTACCTGGTTCATTAATGGGGATTCACAAAAGGGCACAGAGAGAAGGATGGCTCAAGAGAAGAAGAGAAGGAATTAAAGGGGTTGCTTATGAATACCATATATCTTCTCTTCCTAACTCTGCCCGAGCTGAGTTTTTGATCCAACAAGGGGGAATTGAAACAAGCCTGGGCCGTTTTGAAATCGCCCGCCCCACGCTGGAAGCCCATGATTATGATCGTGAGGCACTGTGGAGCAAATGGGATAACGCCAGCGATTCCCAGCGCAGACTTGCTGAAAAATGGTTGCCTGCGGTTCAGGCTGCAGACGAAATGCTGAACCAGGGGATTTCAACGAAAACGGCATTTGCGACCGTTGCTGGACATTACCAGGTCAGCGCATCCACTTTGCGGGACAAATATTACCAGGTACAGAAGTTTGCGAAGTCTGACTGGGCGGCTGCGCTTGTTGATGGCCGTGGTGCATCCCGTCGCAACGTTCACAAAAGTGAATTTGACGAGGATGCCTGGCAGTTTCTGATTGCAGATTATCTGCGACCGGAAAAACCCGCCTTTCGCAAATGTTATGAGCGTCTGGAACTGGCAGCACGTGAGCATGACTGGAATATTCCCTCCCGTGCCACGGCCTTTCGCCGGATTCAGCAACTGGACGAGGCAATGGTTGTTGCCTGCCGTGAAGGTGAACATGCACTGATGCATCTGATACCGGCACAGCAACGAACTGTGGAACACCTGGACGCCATGCAGTGGATCAACGGCGACGGTTATCTGCATAACGTCTTTGTACGCTGGTTTAACGGTGATGTGATCCGCCCGAAAACATGGTTCTGGCAGGATGTGAAAACCCGAAAAATTCTGGGCTGGCGCTGCGATGTGAGCGAGAACATTGATTCAATTCGCCTCTCGTTCATGGATGTTGTGACTCGCTACGGTATCCCGGAGGATTTTCACATCACCATTGATAACACCCGTGGTGCAGCGAATAAATGGCTGACGGGAGGCGCGCCCAATCGTTACCGCTTTAAGGTAAAAGAGGACGATCCAAAGGGACTGTTTTTACTGATGGGCGCGAAAATGCACTGGACAAGCGTTGTTGCCGGTAAAGGCTGGGGCCAGGCAAAACCTGTTGAACGTGCTTTCGGTGTTGGTGGGCTTGAGGAATACGTTGATAAGCATCCGGCACTGGCTGGCGCATATACGGGGCCAAATCCGCAGGCAAAACCTGATAACTATGGCGACCGCGCTGTTGATGCAGAGCTGTTTCTGAAAACCCTTGCCGAAGGTGTGGCGATGTTCAATGCCAGAACAGGCCGTGAAACAGAAATGTGCGGGGGCAAACTCTCGTTTGATGATGTTTTCGAGCGTGAATACGCCAGAACGATTGTGCGTAAGCCAACCGAAGAACAAAAACGGATGCTGTTACTGCCTGCCGAGGCGGTGAACGTTTCACGCAAAGGCGAGTTTACGCTTAAAGTTGGCGGCTCCCTTAAAGGCGCGAAAAACGTTTATTACAACATGGCGTTAATGAATGCCGGCGTGAAAAAAGTTGTGGTCAGGTTTGATCCACAGCAGTTACACAGCACGGTTTATTGTTACACCCTGGACGGTCGGTTTATCTGTGAAGCGGAATGTCTGGCACCTGTTGCATTTAATGATGCTGCGGCAGGCCGCGAATATCGCCGCCGCCAGAAACAACTGAAATCTGCAACTAAAGCAGCCATTAAGGCGCAGAAACAAATGGACGCACTGGAAGTTGCTGAACTGCTGCCGCAGATAGCCGAACCAGCAGCGCCAGAATCAAGGGTTGTTGGTATTTTCCGGCCTTCCGGTAACACGGTGCAGGTGAAATACCAGGAACCCGATGATGAATATGAAACTGATCGTGATGAATATCTGAATCATTCGCTGGATATTCTGGAACAGAACAGACGTAAAAAAGCCATTTAATTAACGTTTAAACAAAATTTAATTACGAGGTTATTCAGATGAATATTTCCGATATTCGCGCAGGACTGCGCACGCTTGTAGAAAGTGAAAAAGCGACTTATGCACAAATTGCACGCGAGTCTGGCGTGGCCGCAGGAACGTTAAGCGCATTCGTGAATAACAAGTACAACGGCGACAATGAACGTGTTGCGCAGACGCTGGAACGCTGGCTGGAGAACTATCACCGTGCCGCAGAGCTGCCAGAACCACCACGTTTTGTGGAAACCAGAACAGCACGCCAAATCTGGACGAGTATGCGTTTTGCCAGCCTGACTGAAAGTATTTCTGTTATCTGCGGTAATCCAGGTGTGGGAAAAACTGAAGCGGCCCGCGAATTTCGTCGCACCAATAACAATGTCTGGATGATCACCATTACCCCATCCTGTGCCAGTGTTCTGGAATGCCTGACTGAACTGGCTTATGAACTGGGAATGAATGACGCACCACGCCGTAAGGGGCCACTCTCCCGCGCTTTGAGACGCCGTCTTGAAGGTACGCAGGGGCTGGTCATTATCGACGAAGCTGATCATCTTGGCGCTGAGGTTCTGGAAGAACTCCGCCTGTTACAGGAGTCCGCCCGTATTGGCCTTGTTCTGATGGGGAATCACCGTGTTTATTCAAACATGACCGGTGGTAACAGAACGGTTGAATTTGCCCGCCTGTTTTCCCGTATTGCCAAACGGACGGCAATCAATAAAACCAAAATTGATGATGTAAAAGCCATTGCGGATGCCTGGCAAATTACCGGCGAAAACGAGCGGGAATTATTACAGCAGATTGCACAAAAGCCAGGTGCGCTTCGCATCCTGAACCACTCGCTGCGCCTTGCTGCCATGACCGCCCACGGTAAAGGTGAACGTGTTAATGAAGATTATCTGCGTCAGGCTTTCCGTGAATTAGACCTCGACGTTGATATTTCAACCCTGCTGCGCACGTAAGGAGAGCGAAATCATGATGTCACGGAATATCAAAATGGCAACGGAAGTAAAGAGCTGGTTACAGGAGCGCGGCAGCCACGTCAACGAATCCTGGCTGGGCGTGGCCCGCCCGGTGCTTGAAATTACCTGCCCGCCACCGGAGCTGGTCAGAAACGCTGTCAGGATTATGGAGCATAAATCAGGGGTTGCCCGTTCCGTATGGACGGCCCGCCTTAATGGTTGCCAGATTATCTGGCGTTAATAACGGCTTATTTATTTGTGAGGAATAACAAAATGGCAAAAGTAATCTTTGAATTTAACCGCATGGAAGATGTTGAGTTTCAGAAAAAAGGAGGTTTCTTTGTAGGAATGAGTGTGCAACTGGAAGAACAGTCTCCTAAGGAGCAAACCGGACCGCATGACGTGATGGCAGGCATTATCAAGAGCATGGCTCCTGAAATTATTGAAAAAGCAACCCAGGAGTTGTTGAAGTCAGCCAGAGAACTTGGGCTGGAAGCCGAAGGCGAGTTATTCCGGTATAACCCGGATGCAGCCAAACATTAATTTCAGGGAAGGAGGCATGATGATAATCCCTCGCAAAAGATGGTCACGCGAAGACCGGGAATTTATCGAAGCCAGTGTCGGGAAAATGACCGTCGAGGAAATGGCGAAAAAACTGAACGTTGCCCCAACCGCCCTACAGGCACATGCCAGAAGGCACGGAATATCGTTGTGTGCATACCGGGTCAGTGAGCACGACAAATATTTGTGTCGTGAACTTTATAAAGAAGGGCTGGCTATTCATGTCATTGCCCAAAAGATGGAATTAAGCAATCGTGCTGTATCCAGCATTGTATACAGCGAATATTAATTAACAGGAGCTTTATTTATATGGCTAAACCAGCAAAACGAATCAAGAGTGCCGCAGCAGCTTATGTTCCGCAATCCCGCGATGCCGTGGTGTGTGATATTCGCCGGATTGGTGACCTGCAACGCGAAGCGGCACGACTTGAAACGGAAATGAATGACGCTATCGCTGAAATTACTGAGAAATACGCCTCACAGATTGCGCCCCTTAAAACCAGTATTGAAACCCTTTCAAAAGGCGTTCAGGGATGGTGTGAAGCGAACCGCGACGAACTGACGAACGGCGGCAAGGTGAAGACGGCGAACCTGGTAACCGGCGATGTGTCATGGCGTCAGCGCCCACCATCGGTAAGTATTCGCGGTGTGGATGCGGTGATGGAAACGCTGGAGCGTCTTGGCCTGCAACGCTTTATTCGCACGAAACAGGAAATCAACAAGGAAGCGATTTTACTGGAACCGAAAGCAGTCGCAGGTGTCGCCGGAATTACAGTTAAATCAGGCATTGAAGATTTTTCTATTATTCCGTTTGAACAGGAAGCCGGTATTTAATACCACCATTAATATTTAATTAGTTCACTTTCTTTTAATTATGGCGCGATGCGTCAGGGGATTGCTCGCGCCTGAAACAGATTACTGAGGAATAAAAAATGGTTGATGCAAAAGTTCTGAATGGTGTCAGCACATTATTACGGGCTTACGGGCGTCTGACCTGCGGGGTTCTGGCTGAAAAAATGAATATGCTGCCCTCGTCAATGGTGTATTTCCTGCGTGATGCGGTTGATGCCGGAGTTCTCACTGAATGTAACGGATTTTATGACGTTCCGCGCCCTCGTCCAACGCCGCCAGTAAGACGAAACGCAACAACGGAACACCCCGCTGTTGATAATGCTCAATGGTGCGCGTTCCGCCGCTCTTTGCCCTGGCTGGAAGGCAATGCCATTCCGGCATTGGCAAAAGAATTTGCGACAGGCGTACTGACCTGCGAGTCGGTTTACATCGTTGCTGAAGTGGATGACGAGATGTGCAAACAGGGGATGCCCCGTTTTGTGATGGCGTATATCGATATCCGGCTGGGGCGCTTTATTTGTGGTTCCAGTGGCTGGAATATCACCGACCACGTCATGCGCTATCTCATTCTTGATTATTCACCAGCTCCGGCAGCAACACAGGAAGTCAGTGAACATGATTAAGTCAATTGGCTTTGTCCTGCTGGTTGGCACCTGCGGGAGTGATGCCTGTGATGCTATCCCGGCAACAGAAAAAATCTGGCCCACAGAGCAGGCATGTATGCAGGTGATGGAGCGCATACAAAAACGTTATCCCAGTGGAATCTTTTATTGCGAAGAGGTATTACGAAATGAGTAAGCATATTTATTACGACCCTAAATATCGGGCTGAAATGCGGGCGCAACTGGTTGTCAGTGGATATACACCGGAGCAGGCCGATACAACTCTGACAGAACTGATGGGTGAGCTTCCATTTGATGAAGCTGAATATGAATACTGGCTGAAGCAGTTCAGGCTGGAAATTCTGGAAAACACCACACTGCCATCGCTGATAAGAATAATAAAAAGCGTTATCGACAATGCCTGCTACAACGGTGATTGCTTGGCCGCAGCAATTGCGACCCATGCTCTGGTGAATCTGCTGGAGGTTACCGGCGCAGTTTTCCTGAATCCTGAAAAGGTATTAAGAGATGAAAATACAGATGATTACTGATGCTGATTTAATGGCTGCAACCTTAATTTCCAGTGGCATGTCAGAACAAAAGGTAAATGATTTCCTGGATAATGTCGTATACCAGCACTATGAGCAGGCCAGAGAAAATTTAATTTCAGAAAAGCGCACGATGATTGCTGAATCATTAAGCCCTGCATGGATTATCGAAGAGTTGCGGGGAATCATTGCCAGTCAGGATAAAGTGGCGGCAGTTGCCGCCCTTGATGTGCTACAGCGAATGAGTAAAGAGCTATTCAACACTGAATTAATTTTAAAATCCGGGGGACATAATGAATCGCACATCCCTGATTAAATTAATTCATGTTGCACGTCGGGAGTTGCAACTTGACGATGACACTTACCGCGCTTTTCTGGTGCAGTGCACGGGCAAAACCAGTTGTCGCGAGCTGTCCGTTGCACAACTGGAACAAGTGCTCGATGCCATGAAAGAGCGCGGTTTTAAGAAACAGAAAAAATATCCCCGCCGTCGTTTTAAGGGGCATGTCACACCACGCGAGAAGATTTACAAAATCTGGCAGCAGATGTTTCTTGACGGTTTCGTCTCCGATATCAGCGACGCTGCGCTGGACAAATACGTTGAGCGCCTGACAGCCAGACGTAATGGCGGACAGGGTGTTTCCACGCTGGCATGGTGTCACGGGGAATCGTTGCAGGTTGTGCTTGAAACGCTCAAACAGTGGCATATGCGCTGCATCCGTGAAGCCTTTGCCCGACATGGTGTGCCTTTACCTGTGAGCGAAACCGGGCGGGAGCTGCGCGGCTATGATGCACTGACCAGTGCGTATGCCCGCGCACGAAACAGCGGGAGAATTGCTGTATGAAACAGATGAAAGAGCAGGATTTATTCGAAGACTTCCGGGACGACAGCGTTCTGGAATATCTTCACGATTATCAGGAAAAATATGTTTACCCGGCGCTACTTTCAGAACTGAATGCTCTGTTGCGACAGGAACTGATAAGGCTTGGGGTTAACCCGGTCCATTCCCTTGAGTTGGTAGTGGCGATTTGTAATCATATCGGTGGGATTCAGGTATATGTTCCTAAAGGGAAAATACTGGAAAATCTTATCAGAGACATGCGCATCTGGCGTGATTTTGATGGGAAAAACGTAGCGGAACTGGTGCAGCGTTACAAAGTGACATACAAAACGGTATATCAAGCTATCAAAAGAATGCGAAGGCTGGAGCGTGGAAAATATCAAATGCAACTGTTTAAGGATGAGTCATGAAATACTTTCCTCTTATACTTTTACTGAGCGTATTTTGCGCTAATGCGGCAAAGTTGCCAGCTGAAGATGTCATCAAAAAACGTCTGACAGAAAAAGATCTCATTGCACTAAATAGCTGGAAGCCTCTTAAGGGAGGCGATTCTATTAAGAACGGTGGAACTGAAACTGCTCACAGCAAATTCGGGGTATTTACGATCAATAATAAAGTCGTCAGCTCAAGGACGACGGTAAAGGATTTTGAAAACAATCCTTCAGGTGTGTTGTCTTCCTTTGTAGCATGCTCGCGGGTTGCAGAGTCAGCAATTGGTGAACTAACAGAGAAGCAGCAGAAACGAATTATTGACATGGTAGTTTCAGCTACAAAAGTTGAAGGGTATGGGTTAACTGACGTGATACAGGGTTTTCTCATGCAAACCAAATTTCTCAAGATGGGTAACGATATGGTAATAGATTGCTCCATCAAAGGAGATGAGTAGTTATCTTCCCTTAATTCAATGAAGCCGGTAAATCCGGCTTTTTTTATGCCTCCGGCACCATGAAGCAGACCACGTTTAACTCTGCTTCACAGGTGTTTTTATGGAAAATCAAAAATTCTCCCCGGCCTTTGAACATGCGCTGAATTTTATTCTGCGTCCTGATATCGAAGGCGTTTATGTCAATGACCCCACTGACCGTGGCGGTGAAACCAAATACGGCATTTCTGACCGCCGCGACGGTGTGATTGACGGCAAAACCGATGTCAGCGGTGACGGCAAACCGGATACCCGCATCAAAGATTTAACCCGCGAACAGGTCGCGCAGATTTACTGGCGCGATTACTGGCTGCCTGCCGGATGTGACCAGTGGCCTGATGGCGTGGCGATGTTTGTTTTCGATGCAGCGGTTCAGCATGGCGTTAAAAAAGCCATCAAAATTTTGCAGGAAGCCACTGATATCAATGCCGATGGCATCATCGGCCCGCGCACCCGCAGGGCCGTGAACCTGGCTGACCAGAACTGGTTGCTGACCCGCTGTATTGTCCGTCGTTCCCGCTTTTATGCCGAAATCATCAAATCAAAACCCGCCCAGGGCAAATACCTGAACGGCTGGTTTAACCGCATGGAAAAACTGACCGACGCCTGTCTGGAAATCATCGACAACGCGCCGTCCACCACGCGGGGGTGATATGGGCAAAGGCTGGGATGCCTCACTGAAAGCCGGGCGGCGTGACCGCCTGCGTCAGGAGGTTCTGCACCGCATGGCCGGAGGTCCGTCCCCGAAACCGCTGGACTATACCGGCCATGACGGCACACACGCCAGCTACTACATGCGTGGCTGGAACTCCGTGGATACACGGGACATTTTCTGGCAGTGCCAGAAGTACAGGGAAAAATTCAATGTGGAAAAAGGTAATGAACAAAATTTTAAAACTGTGTGACTGGCTGCTTTGTTCCCGACTGATGAGAACCCCATGGCCGCTGGCCGGACTGACACTCTGCATGTTCATCATCAGCATGTTATGTGGCTGGCGATCGTTCGTGTTGATGTTGTTGTCCTTTGCCGGGGTGGTGTTGTTTTCATACAGCGCAAGCCTCGGGAATGTGCCATTTCGCCTGCTGCCTGAGGTCCGTTACCGGGCTTTTGGTCGCCACATCATCGTGTGGTCATGGGTGGTCTGGGCGCTGGGATATTTCTGCTGCGTCTTCAGCACGCTGATGATGGTGTCACCGGTGCATCCGGTGTTCTGGCTGTGTGGTGGCTGTTGCGGCGGTCTGCTCTGTCTTCAGCGTTATCTGTATGGAGGTTTCCCGTGGATCCGTTAACCCTTTCAGGCATCGCCTCTGTTCTGCTGAAAGCCGGGCCGGGGCTGATTCGTTCCGTCGGGCGCTGGTTTGGTGGCAGTACATCTGCCGCCGCTGACTCGGTGGCCGGTATGGTGGAAAGCGTCCGGGAAAGCCTTCCCGTTGCTGAACAGCAACGCATTCTGGAACAAAAACTGGTGATGCTGTCACCGGAGCAACTGGTGCAACTGGAAACCCTGAAAATTCAGCTGCAACAGCTGGAGGTGGAACGGCAGAAGCTGGTGCTGGCTGACCAGCAGGCCGCACACCACGAACAGCAGGAAACCATCCGCAATGGTGACAACGCCACGGACAGCTATGTGCGCCAGACACGCCCGCTGCTGGCCCGCCTTTCCTGTTACAGCAGTCTGGCCTATGTGCTGTTGCTCTCCTGCGGCCAGATTGCCGGAGCCATTGCCGGTGCCAGAGGTATCACGCTGCATATGCCATCACCGGACTGGGATATCACGCTGATGTTGCTTACCCCGGCGCTGGGCTATCTCGGTGTAAGAACCCTTGACGGCTTTGCCCGTTACAGCAAATCAAGCCGTCACAAAATGTCTGCGGGGCCGAAATGACCGACGAAATCGATCGCATCAGTGAAGTGGTTCTGAACGAGCGTCAGAGCGTCGTTAAAGCCTGGCAGACACGGACAAAAGAAACGCCCCACAGCCGGGGCTTCTGCAATGACTGCGGGAACGTTATTCCGGCACAGCGCCTTGCGGCGCTGCCGGATGTGGTGACCTGTATTGACTGTCAGCAGATGCGGGAACGCAGGAGGAAAACGTGTCCTGGGAAATGATCAGAGCCAACTGGCCCATTCTGTGGGCATTGCTGATGACAGGAATAAACCTGCTTCAGTTGATTCTGGCAAAGACCTACGTCAAGCGCGAAGAGTTTGATTTGCTGCGTTCCCGCGTGTCGGTGATGGAAAGCCAGGTACATCAGCTACCTGATCGTGATGAGTTCCACCGCCTGCAACTGGATATCAGCAACCTGCGGGGAGAAATCAAAGAGCTGGGGCCATCCATCCGCCAGGTATCCCGCATCAGCGATTTGTTATTAGAGAACGAGTTAAAGGAAAAAAATTAATGGCGATGAAAGAGATCCTCACTGAAGACCGTCGTCTGGTGTTGCTGCGTTCCCTGCTGGATTGTGGCGACAGTGCGAATGAATCCGTGTTGCAGACCTGCCTTCAGGCCTACGGTCATAAGGTATCCCGTGATGTGGTGCGCACCCAGCTTGCATGGCTGCGCGAGCAGGGGCTGGTTCGTCTGTCTGATGTGGGCGGCTGTTACGTGGCTGAAATCACCGGCAGCGGCGAGGATGTGGCAAACGGCCTGTCCAGCGTTCCGGGCGTTAAAAAACCCCGTGCGAGGGACTGAGCATGGCCCGAAAACTGAAGCCGTTAAGTCGCGGAGAACGGGCCGTCGTGCGGCAACTGGCGTACTGCCTTGTGCTGGCAGATATTGAGCAAAACGCCATTGTCCGTGCATACGAACAACAGACCGGAAAGCCCTGGAACCCGGATGCACCGGATACCCCCATGAAACGTGCCCTGCGTTCATCACCGGCATGTGCGCGGCTGTGGAAGCTGCTGGGTAAGGATATCCGCTCCGTTCGCGAAGAAATATACGCCGGTCTGAAAACACCGGGAACTGAAGACGGGGGCCGTCGTGAACCGTAAAAAGAATCCGATAAGTAAAGCGTCCCGTGATGAACTCCGCCGTCTGGCGCACAACCTGACATGGCGGGAAATCCAGAGCGGCGCACTGAAATCTGCATACGAAAGTTTACAGCGTAGTGAGCAACAGGAGGGCACACATGGAAAATGAACAACGCCCCACCCGTGGCCGTCTTTCCAAAGTGGATTTACTCCCGGACAGCATCCGGGAGCAGTTGCATCAGATGCTGCGGGAAAAGCGGCACACGCAGGAAGAAATCCGCGAAGCCATCAACGCCCTGATTGACGAACACAACCTGCCGGAAGAGATGCAGTTAAGCCGGACGGGCTTAAACCGCTATGCCATCCGCATGGAAAAAGTCGGGGCAAAAATCCGTGCCTCCCGCGAAATGGCCGAAGTCTGGGCGGCAAAGCTGGGTTCCGCGCCGACGTCAGACGTCGGCAAACTGCTGATGGAGTTTGTAAAAACGCTGGCTTTTGAAACGTCCATGTCGATGGCAGAAGACGACAAGCCCGTTGCACCGAAGGCGCTGGGGCAACTGGCGCTGGTTGCCCAGCGTCTGGAAGCGGCAGCCATGACCAGCCATAAACGCGAGAAAGCGATCCGTGATGCGTTTGCGCAGGAGATGGCAGAGAAAACCGAAGAACTGGTCAGAACGGGCGGTCTGTCAGGCGGTGCGGCTGACACCATCAAACGAGACATTCTGGGGATTAGCGTATGACACAAATGGATACGTTCAGTGAATATGATGTTCTGCTGCCGTATCAGAAACGCTGGGTGGCGGATGATGCCGACCTGAAAATTGCCGAGAAATCCCGCCGTACCGGTTTAACCTGGGCGGAAGCGGCGGATGCGGCACTGACGGCATCACTGAAGAAGGAAGACGGCGGGCGCGATCACTTTTATATCGGTTCGAATAAGGAGATGGCCCGCGAATTTATCGACGCCGTGGCGATGTGGGCGAAAGCGTTTAATGCGGCAGCGGAAGAAATCTGCGAGGAAGTGATCACCGACGAAGACAAGGACATTCTGACGTTCGTCGTGTACTTCGCCAGCGGTTTTAAGGTCAAGGCATTGTCCAGCAACCCGAGCAACATTCGCGGGATGCAGGGGAATGTCACCATCGACGAGGCCGCGTTCCATGAAAAACTGGACGAGCTGCTGAAGGCTGTGCTGCCGCTGAAAACATGGGGCGGCAAAATTCGCCTTATTTCCACCCATGACGGCGTGGACAACCTGTTTAACCAGCTGATTCAGGAAAGCCGCGCGGGCAAAAAAGATTACAGCATTCACACCATCACGCTGGATGACGCCTGCAATGACGGGCTGTACCGGCGTATCTGTCAGGTGCGCGGCATGGTGTGGTCACCGGAAGCCGAAGCGGAATGGAAAGAAGGTCTGCTGCGAAATACCGCCACCCGCGAAGACGCACTGGAAGAATATTACTGCGTCCCGAAAAACGGCGGCGGCACGTATATCCCCCGCTCACTGCGTGAACGTGCGGCCCGTGGCACCGGGAAAGTGTTGCGCTTTACCGGCACACCGGAATTTAACGCACTGACGGAAAGCCAGCGCCGGGCAGATATCCGGGAATGGCTGGAAACAGTGGTGCGCCCTGAACTGGAAAAACTCCCGAAGAACCTGCGCCACTGTCTGGGGGAAGACTTTGCGCGTTCGGGTGACCTGACCGTACTGGCCCCGGTGACGGTGAACGATGACACCACCCGCGAGGTGCCGTTTCTGGTTGAGCTTGGCAATGTGCCGTTTAAACAGCAGGAGCAGGTGCTGTTCTGGCTTTGCGATCGTCTGCCCCGCCGTGACGGCATCAAAATGGATGCGCGGGGGAATGGTCAGTATCTGGCAGAACAGGCGGCGGAGCGGTACGGCGACGAAGTGGAACAGGTGATGCTGTCCGTGGCGTTCTACCGCGAAAACATGCCCCGTTTCCGTGCGGCGTTTGAAGATGATGAGCTGATCCTTCCGAAGCATGAAGACGTGATCAATGACCTCGGGGCCATTCAGTTACTGCGTGGCGTTCCCGGCATTGATGATTCACGAACCCGTGGCAGCGACGGTCACAAACGTCACGGCGACGCCGCTGTGGCCATTTTCCTGGGCTTCCTGGCCAGCAAGGATGACTGCCACCGTTACGAACTGCACCGCCTGAACCGCCCGGCGAAACCGGAAGAACGCAACGCGCGCCGCCAGATGAAGCTGACGCGCGGCCTGAAAAATGAGGGAGGTTTACTGTGAACCTGAAACAACTGGCCGGGGCCGTTCGCCGTCTGCTGAACCCGGCAACCGGTGAGGAAGACACACTGAAAAAAGAGGCGCTCAACGAAGCACAGGCCCGTCCGCGTCATGCCGGTGTGCGTTCGGCCTCGCCGGGTATCAGCGTCGCCTCCGGGCTGAACCCCGGCAGGCTGGCAGGCATTCTGCGCAATGCCGCCGACGGCATCACACGTGATTTTTTTATCCTTGCTGAAGAGATGGAAGAACGCGATTTGCATTACGCCTCGGTGCTGCGCACCCGCAAGCTGACGGTGGCGGGTATCGAACCGGTGGTGGTGGCCGCCAGTGATGACGATGCTGACGTGCAACTGGCGGACGCCATCCGTGCGCTGATGGAAGCCCCGCAAATCCCTGAGCTGATGTTTGATTTGCTCGACGGGCTGGGAAAAGGCGTGGCGGTCTGTGAAATCCTGTGGGACACCCGCAACAACCACTGGATGCCCCGTGATTATGAATGGGTTGATCCCCGTTTTCTGAAAGCCGAAAAACCCACGCTGCACCAGTTCCGCCTGCTGACTGACGATGAACCGGTGGATGGCGTACCGCTGACACCGGGAAAATTCATTGTTCACCAGCCGCGCCTGAAATCCGGTCTGCCGTTGCGTAACGGTCTGGCCCGTCTGGTGGCGGTGATGTACATGCTGAAATCCTTTACCGTGCGCGACTGGTGGGCATTCGCGGAAAAATTTGGCATTCCGGTCACGGTGGGGAAATACGGTCCCAACGCCACGGAGGAGCAAATCCGCGTACTGATTGATGCGATTGCCTCCATTGCCTCGGATGCCGGGTGTGCCATTCCGCAGTCCATGCAACTGGAAATGAAGGAAACCGCCAGCAGGAATAACGGCGGCGCACTGTTCCGTGAAATGGCGGAATGGTGTGATGCACAAATCAGTAAGGCTGTGCTGGGGCAGACCATGACCACGGATAACGGCAGTTCGCGTTCACAGGCGGACGTGCACAATCAGGTGCGCATGGACATTGTGCGCTGGGACGCGCGGCAGCTGGCTAACACGCTGAATGAATATCTGGTACGCCCCTACATTGAGGCCAACTACGGGCCACAGGCGCACTACCCCCGTGTTGTTCTGCGTATCAGTGAAGCGGAAGATTTGAAGGCGCTGACAGACGCTCTGGTGCCACTGATTGACCGGGGGATGCGGGTTCAGGAATCGGAGCTGCGGGACCGGTTCGGCCTGGCTGAACCGGACGACGGGGCTGATGTTCTGCATCCGGTGTCTGCCGGAATGTCAGGTGATATGGCGATGAACCGCGAGCGCGTCGCCCTGAACCGTGAACACCCCGATGAACTGGCACAGATGGTGGATGATGCCCTGCGTGACTGGCAGAAAACCGGCGAGGCGTTCACGAACCCGGTGCTGACACTGGCGCAGGAATGCGACAGTTTTGATGACTTTCTGAAACGTCTGCCTGAGCTTCAGGAAACGCTGAACGCGGACGACTTTGCCCTGCAACTGGCGGAGGTGTGCTTTAAGGCGCGTGTGCTGGGGGACACTGCTCATGCGTGAAACTCTCATCCCGAAAGAGGCGCTGGCGTGGCTGAAGGCGAAGAAGCTGCGCCCCGGTTTTGATTACCGGGATGTATGGCGGGAAGAGCACCGGAACAGCTTCACCGTGGCAAAAATGCTGCAACTGGATTTGTTGTCGGATGTGAAAGCCCTTGTGGAAGACGCCCTGCAAAGCGGGCAGACGTTCAGCGAGTTCCGGGAGGCGCTGCAACCGCTGCTGATAAAACGCGGATGGTGGGGCGTTCAGGAGATGGATGATCCGCTGACGGGCGAAAGGCGCACCGTGCAACTGGGCAGCGACCGCCGCCTCCGCACGATTTTTGATACCAACATGCGCACCGCCCGCGCGGCGGGCCAGTGGGAACGCATTCAGCGGACAAAGCGGGCCATGCCGTATCTGATTTACGAGCTGGGACCATCCCGCGAGCACCGGGCGGAGCATGTGAAATGGGCGCGTCTGTGTCTGCCGGTAGATCATCCGTTCTGGCAGACGCATTTCGCCCCTAACGGCTGGGGCTGCAAATGCACCATCCGTCAGGTCAGCCGTGGTGAATATGCGCAACTGGCGGCACAGGGCACCATTCACACCGAAGCGCCGGAAATCAGAACTGTCCGCTGGGTGAACAAACGCACGGGCGAAGAGGAAGAGGTGCCGGAAGGGATTGATCCGGGCTGGAACTACAATCCCGGTATAAACCGTGAGCAGGAGCTGGTGCGCCAGCTGGCGACAAAACAGGCCCGTTTTGACAGTGAGTAACCCTCCCGCCGTAAATCCCCCTGAAACGCATCAGAAACGCGTTTTTTATTCTGATGGCGTGAATGTGCATTCTGACGTTTTTGAAGATGCTGTGGCGTTTTTGAAGGGGTTTTGAAGGGGGTATTTCCCCGTTTTCAGTGAAGCCGGTAAATCCGGCTTTTTTTCTGCCTTCCGCATACTGACCGTCGGTAACCCCAAACGACGGAGACTGACATGCAACCGGAACTGCTGGCGCTGTGTTTTTCCCTGCCAGAACCCATCCCTGAGCTGACACCTGCTCAACTGCCGGAATGGCTTGAACTCGTCCCTGCGGGTGAGTTCACCGGGCGCGATGGCCGGACGTGGATTAACCGCAATCCGCATGAGGTGGTCACCCGCTCGTCCGACATCAAAATTCCGGTGGACATTGAACACGCCACCGAAATTAAAGGGCAACGCGGTGATGAAGCCCCGGCGTATGGCTGGGTGGAAGAACTGCGCGTGACGGACAACGGCATCATTGAAGGGCGTGTTGTCTGGAGTGAATCCGCCAGGTGGATGCTGAGTGAGCGCCGCTACCGCTATTACAGCCCGGCGTTTTTCTTTGACGCAGACGGTGTGGTGACACGCCTGTCCAGCGTCGGGCTGACCAACAAACCTAACCTGGATTTTCCTGCACTGAATACGGAGAAAAACCCGATGACAGTACCTGTGCAAATCACCGGCCTGCTTGGGCTGGCTGAATCTGCCACGGTGGACGATACCGTGGCCGCCATTAAACAACTTCAGGAGAACGAACAGGTGGCGCTGAACCGCGCACAGACACCTGACCTGACGAAGTTTGTGCCGGTGGAAACCCACAATCTGGCACTGAACCGTGCCGAAACCGCAGAACAACGCCTTCAGCAACTGGAAGAGAAGGAAGCAGAAGCGCTTGTGGATGCGGCCATCGAAGCCGGAAAAGTGGCCCCGGCAAACCGTGACATGTTCCTTGCCACCTGCCGCACGGAAGAAGGCCGCAAACAATTTGCGGAATACACCAAAGGTGCACAGCCGCTGGTGAACAACGACAAGCCCAGCCAGGGCAAGGATAAACCCGCGCAGACACTGACCGACGCCGAACTGGCGATGTGCCACAGCATGGGTATTACCGGGGAAGAGTTCCTCGCCGCTAAACCTAAACAGGAGAATAACTGATGGGAGCAGTCACTTCCGAAGTCCTTCACGCGCTGACCACCTGTCTGAGCGCCGCTTATACCCGTGGTCTGAGTGGTGTCACCCCACAATGGCAGCGCATCGCCTCTGAAATCCCGAGTTCGTCCGCTTCCAATACCTACGGCTGGATGAAAGATTTACCGGAGATTAAGGAATGGGTCAGCGCCCGTCAGATGGCAACGCTGGACGGTTATGGTTACACCCTTGCGAACAAAACCTGGGAAAGTTCGATCCGCGTTAAACGCGAACACATTGAAGACGATCAGATTGGTCAGTACAGCATTATCGCTGAACGCTATGGCCGCCAGACGTCAGAGTTCCCGGACAAGCTGTGTTACCCCCTGCTGTGTGCCGGGTTTAACACCCTGTGTTTTGACGGTCAGAACTTCTTTGATGAAGACCACCCGCTGGGCGACGGCACATACAGCAACGTTGTCGGCACCCCGGCATCAGACCAGGGGGAACCGTGGTTTCTGATTGATGATTCTCAGGTACTGAAACCCATCATCTGGCAGACGCGACGCGCCTTTAAGTTTGAAGCACTGGATGATCTGAACAGCGAGCACACCTTCAAGAATAACGAGTTCCTTTACGGGGTGGACGGTCGCTGCAATGCGGGCTTCGGCTTCTGGCAGACCGCCGTCGGTTCCCGTGCGGCACTGACAGCGGAGAACTACGAGAAGGCCAGCAATCTGCTGCTGGGTATGAAGGCCACCAACGGTGAACCGCTGGGCATCCGCCCGACCACCCTTGTGGTGGGGCCGAAAAACCGTGCAGCCGCGAAGCGCATCATTGACGCCATGCTGGTAAACGGCGGCGATTCCAACATCTGGTACAAGGATGTGGATATCGTGGTCAGTCCGTTCATCACCACCCCGGCATAACCCGTCATCCGTAATCTGTAACCCGCAGTTAAAAGGCGCTGTGAATGCCCTTTTAACTGCCTTTTAAAAGGCAGAGTCATGAGTGAAAAAGCAGGAACCAAAGGCGCGAAAGCCGCAAAGAACAGCGCAGCACAGGAAAACCCGGCACCGCTGGCAGACGTTATTGTGGCTGACGGTCAGGCGAATGAACCACGTCCGGCTGAAGACCCGGTTACTGTACAGGGTGACGCCCCTGTCCGGCTGAACGTCCGGGCCGTGTCTGAAAACGGATTCTGGCGCTGTGGCCGTTTCTGGTCACATGCCGGTGAGGATGTGGCGGTGACCGCTGCGGTTGCCACCCGCCTGATGGCAGAGCCGAATCTGATTGTCCGGGAAGCGGAGAAAGGCTGATGGGGTATATCACGCAGGAAGACCTGTTACGCGCGGACGGCAATCTTGTCTGGAACATGGCGATTAACCGGGAAACCAACGGGCTGGATGAAGACAAAATCCGTCAGGCCATCAGTGATGCTGAAGCGGAGATTGATTCGTTTCTGTCCCGCCGCTACCAGCTGCCGCTGGGGGTGACGGAAATCCCGCGCCCGCTGCAACGCGTGGCGGTATCGCTGGCGTTTTACTGGTTATCAGAGCGTGACAATCAAATCACGGAGCTGATCCAGAAACGCTACGACGACGCCATTAAAACCCTGCGTGAAATGGCGAACGGCACCCGTGATCTGGGCCTGCCGACGTATGCCACCCCGGCAGAAACCGACCACGGGAAAATCATTGTGGTGGGTGCCAATGCCCGGCTGTTCACCCGTAACAACCTGAAAGGGGTGCTGTGATGGGGATTTCTGTACAGGTCAGCGGTGACCAGCGGCTGGAGGATATCCGCCGTGCCGTTGAAAAACTGGCAGATGGTTCATTGCAGGCAGAGCTGCTGGAAAGCATCGGTGCGGTGGTGGAATCACAGACCCGCCGCCGCATCATCGATGAGAAAACCAGTCCGGGTGGCGAACGCTGGCCGGACTGGTCTGACGGGTACAAAAAGACCCGCCACGGCAACCAGAGTCTGCTGCGTGGTGAAGGCCATCTGCTGGAGAGTATCCAGTACATCGTGGAAAACCGCGTGGTGCGTATCGGTTCACCGCTGGATTATGCCCGCATCATGAATGATGGCTTTTCCGGCAGTGTGCCGGTCAGCGCCCACAAACGGCTTATCTCGCAGTGTTTCGGGCGGGCGCTGAAATATCCGGTCTGGCAGACCGTCGGCGCACATAACCGCATGATGAACATTCCGCAACGTGAATTTCTGGGGCTGTCTTCTGCCAATCAGCAGGAGCTGCAACAGGTTATCAGTCATTTCTGGAAGGAGGTTCTGCCATGACAGAACAACGCCCTGAACTGCGCACACCGGGGAGCACCGTTGCGGCCGCAGAGCGCATTGTGGCCTGGCTGAAAACAGCACTTCAGGGGAAAACCCCTGACCGGGCCGACGTGGTGGAGCGTCACATCGGCCAGTTCAACAGCCCGGAAGAAGTCAAACGCTATCTGTCCGGTCTCACCGGCTGTATCCGTGTCGCGGCCCTGCGTGTCCGGGATATCAACCCGCGCGGCGGGCTGTCCGGTCTGGTTACCTGG